TTACATAGTTTTGGGTACCATTAGCACCTGTCTCTACTTCTTTTTTTAAAAGTTTAATTAATATTTTTTGTTTTAATTCTTTTTCAACTTTATTTTTAAAAGTTTCTAATACTTTAGTATCTCTCATGGATTAATCTCCGCACTGACAACCAAAATCTTTATGACAAGTAGGACAAACATTTTCTTGTTTAAGAGGTTCTTTCTTGCAATTAGGAAATTTATAGGTGATTACATCATCTAACATATCACATTGTTTTTTCCACCAAGTAGATAATTTATATTTAAATAATTTCCACATTACTTGTTCCCTCCTCTAAATATTTGTGTTCCTTTAATTCCATAAATACTTGCTACAACAAGAATCCATAAATTTGTAAACCATGATGGAAGCTGTTGAAAATACTCAAAGAATAATTTTACTTTGTCTAAAGCTGTAGGATCATCAGATACAACTGCCCAAATTAAAACCATCACGGGAGCCGACAATACTAAAAGTACAAATTCGTCTTTCCAGTCCGATTGCCTTGCCTCTAATAATTTACCAGAGTAATCTAATTCTCCTTTACTCATTTTTTCAGCATGACGCATTTGTGCATCTGCCATTAACATTTTAGTTTGTTGTCTTTGTTTGAAAATATGAGAGCCTGCTTTAAAGGCCATTCCTAAAGCATTAAGCCACACGATATTTACCTCTATTTAATTTTTTTGATGTAACCCTTAAATTAGACATAGAGTTATCTCTTGGATTTTTGTTTCTATGATCAATGTCTCTACCATCTCCTTTAGAAACCGCACCTAGAGCCATTAATTTACGTCTAGCGGCATTTCTAGATGCTCTATCTAATTTAGATTTAGCTGAGCTTTGATATTTTCTGTACTCAGCTTTATAATTTCTGTTAGCCATAGTTCTTCTTAGGGAACCCTGCTTTCATTCTTGCGTAAGCTTTTGGTGAAATAGTGCTTTTAGATTTTGGTCTAGAAGTTCCTGCTTTTTTTCTAGCATTTATATTTGCATACAATCCACGTTTTGACATTATACTTTCTCCTTTTTAATTTCGTTACAAAAATAATTCATATAAAGTTTTCTTTCTTCAATACTGTCTTTCATCTCTACAGAGAAAGTTTGTATTAGTTTTCCTCCAGCACCTACACACTCTGACCATGAATTAAACTCTGTAGGTAAAGTTGCTGTGTTGTTACAGTAACCTGATATTGCAGAGCATATAGAAAATGCTAAAATAAATTTCATTTAACGTCCTTGTCTATTATATTTTTTGTAAGAACGTTTTTCGTCCTTGTTTAGATTTTTCTTGTGGGTTCTTATTCTTTTTTTAGGTTTTGGTCTTGGTTCAAAATGCAGGAATTTAACTTTAGCCATTCCACTTAAAGAACCCTATGACCCCTACTAACAAAGTTCCTAAAAACACAAGCACACTAATAGCACCTTTACCTTTAGAAACATCTTGTCTCAAAGATTTAACTTCTCGTTTTAACTCATTAATACTTTCATTTAATGTCTTCATTCTTTCAGCACATAGTTTCTCATGGCTTGAAAGTCTTACACCTGCTGATACTTCAGCATAATCTTTTGATGTAATCTTTTTTCTAGGCATTATGAAACCTGTAAGGTTTGAACAGAACCATTACCACCAAAACCACCTTCATTAGAATACTGAGCAGTAGCTGTGCTAGTTCCATTATTCCAACCTAGCGCACTATTACTATGTAATCTGCCAGACCTTCCACCTCTAGCTTCTACTGTTCCATTATTTGTATATGTTCCTTTGTATGCAAGTACAATGTTTCCACCACCACCTGCACCACCTGAACTTATCCAGTTTCCATCATTATCATTTCTATAAACATGTTGAGAGCCACCACCATTAGCTTCAATTCTTCCACTAGAACCAATAGTTAAATTTCCTTTAACAAGTAAAATAATTAAACCACCACAACCATGACCATCTTCATTATCTTGAAAGAAATGATTACTTGAAGTGTTATGTCCTGTACCTTTAGGATTTCCTGCACCACCAGAACCACCTGCTGTATGTGCTGTAGAGCCACTACCACCTTGACCAGACCAAGCAGTAGCATTCCAGTTAGCTGAACCATAGTTGTCTATCGGGCCACCACCAGAACCACCAGAAAAACAAGAGCCATAAGAACCAGAACCAGAAGTACCTAGATAGTTTGCACCCCCAGAACCACCACCACCTGTTTGACCTGTTGAACCATTAGAACCATTATTACCTACACTATCAGAAACTCCACTTCCACCACTTGCACCTTGTCTTGATAAAGTTACAATAGTTCCATCATTAGATAGTGTTATAAAATTTGATAAAATATTTTTGGCATCATTTCCACAACCATTAAATAAAGTACTTGAAGCTGTTAATGAAGAAGTGCCACTTGAAGTTAAAAAAGGTAATCTTAATCCATTACTATCTACAACTTGATTGTCTGAACCACCTGTTGAAGTTGGGTCTATAAAACCACCTTTAGAAGTCATACTTAAAGTTCCATTAATAGTACAATTACCTTTAACAAGAATAAATAATCCTCTATTTGGTTGGTCTACTGTAACTGTATCTCCTACATCTATAATCATAGAGTTATATTGTTTAACAACCATATCTCCATCATAAGAACCAACTTTATTAGGTACAGTATATGTTACATTTGCCATTTATATTTTCTCCTTAAGGTGTTGTATCTAAATCACCATCTGAACCATCACCGAAATAGTTACTTGGTGGTGTTAATGTTATCGTAAATGCTCTATCAGCAGTTTTAGAATTTGCTGTAGCTCTCAAAGTAAAACTTAATGTTGTATTTGAAGCAACATCTGTTGGGTCGCCAGAAATAACTCCAGTAGATGAATTTAAAGTTAAATTTTGACTAGACAAAACTGAAGCTGTTTCTGAATATGTAACTGTATCTCCATCTGGGTCTGTTGCTAAAACTGTAAAATGATTTCCAGTATCATTTGATGCTATTTCACCTAAAGAACCACTAGCAGTATTCCAAATAGGTGAACTATCTACATTAATTTGACCTGTAAGTGTTGCTGATAAACCAGAACTATTTGTAACTTTAACACCATAAGGTTCTTGTGCATTTAAAAAACTAGCTTTAGGTGCAACTGCTGTAATTTGAGTATCACTATCTACAGTTACAGTTGATGCATTAAAATCTGTTCCACTTGCACCAACAAAAGTTACAGTAGCACCAGAATTAAAACCAGAGCCAGTAATAACTATTGTTTGATTACCCCCTGCTTGACTATCTACTTCTGTGACATCAATAGATGAAACTGTTGGTGGTGCATCAATAGCTTTAAAAGCAGTACCAGTATAATATTCAGCTAATCCAGTAGTCGTATTAAATCTTAATTGACCTGCTGTACTACCTCTTTGTGCTGTAGTACCTGTAGCAACTCTAGTTCCTTCAGTACCAGTATCGGTAATGTTTTCAAAAGATACATCAAGGTTTTCTCCTGCTATCTTACCATTTGCTGTAGACAGCAATTTAGATATATCTCTAGCTTTTGTCATATTAAGTATTCTCCTACGATTTTAAGATTTTATTAAAGAACCAAAGTATCTGCTTCAGCTTCAGTTAATGTTTCGCCAGAAATCAACTTTGCTTTTGCACTAGCTTTTAATGCTTTGTATTCAGCATCTTTTTGATTAGCAAGAACTGCACTTTCATCAGCTTGTTGATTTTCAGCATTTAAAGCATCAATTTCAGCTTGTGTCATTTCAACTTCTTCAATGCCATTTGGTGTTATTTTTTTATTTTTCATAGATTACTCCTTATTTTTTATATCCATATAAAGTCATTGTGCCAGATGTAATAGTTCCTGTGCTTGGATAAATTTTCCAACCAGTCAAAGCTGTTGTAGTGATAATGTTAAATCTTTTTTCATCTGATACAAAATTAAATCTACCCATACCATTATCAGTATTACCACCACGCATAACACAATTAAAAAATCCACCATGATTTCGTGTTGCTTGAGGATTAGCAAATTCTACTACTCCATAAAATGAAGCACCAGACTGATTTCTATACTGGTATCTGTCATTACTTGTTCTTTCGCCACGACCTACTTCAAGTCTATCATCACCAGTACCACCAGAATACTCAAAAATTGGTTGGTGTTTATTCTGTTGAAGATAATATCCTGCTGTATCAAAGACATCAGCATAGGTATTTTGAACACCAAAATAATCATTACTAGAAAGTTCGCCAGAAGATGTTAAGGCTCTTTGTCTTACATAATTAGTGCTACTAAAAACTAAATCTTGATAAACAATTTTATAAGCACCATAAATGTTATCATTAAAATATCCATCTACTGATAATGATGCACTTGAACTAGCATCAACAGAAGCAAGAACTTCTAAATTACCAGATGAACCAACACCAGATGCAAGTTTAGTCCAGTAAGTAGTATTAACTGTACCTAAAGTTTGAGGTGTTTGGTTTGTTGAACCTTGAACTGCAACAAAAGTATGAGTACCATCTTGAGTGAATTGTACTACATCATTTTTATTGTAAGCAGTTGCACTATCCCAAGTACCTTGATTGGTACTTCCGATTGATGAACCTTTTGCAAAAATGTTCCAATAAGTAGTATTTACTGTACCATTAGTTGCAGGGGCTTGGTTAGTTGAACCTGCTACAGCAACATAAGATGAGGTTTCTCCATTGTCAGTATACTGAACTACATCTTTTGAAGTATAGGCAGTAGCACTAGACCAAGTACCTTTTTGCGTAAACGCAATTTTTCCTATGTCTATTGTAGCCATAATTTTTTTCTCCTATTAATATTTATTTAGATTGTTGCGATTAAGTTGCCATTATTGTCTAATGACCAACTAAATCCTGTTGATGCGTAAATGACATCATCAAATGACGCATAGGTAGTAGCATCTATATTATCTGCACCACCATTTGTTGTTGTGACTTGAAGTGTATCTAATACACCATCACTATCTGTATCTGTTAATACAAATCCATAAATTTCTGCTGAACTAGAATTAGAATATTCTAAAGCTGTACCTGCTTGATTAACGACTAAAGCCTGTCCTGCACTTCCTAAAGAAGCAGGTGTGTCTGATAAGTCATTAATTGATGAAGTTGGTGTACTAAATTCTAAAGCTGTTCCACCAGAATTAACTACTAATGCTTGACCTGCTGAACCAAGAACAGGAACATCATTAGCATCTGTAATACTAAAATTAGATAAACTAAAAGTACCGAAAGCAACTATTTCTAAAATATCATTTACTGAAGCACCTGTAGTTAAAACTATAGAAGAACCAGAAGTTGCTGTAAAATCTGAACCATTTACAAGACGAATACCATTTAGGTAGACATCTATAAATCCTGCGTCATACGCAAGTGTATTTGAATTATCATCTGCACCAGTAAATGTTGTTTGTGATGCTGTTGCTGTGTACTTAAATCTGTTTGCTGTTCCATTAACTGCTGAACCTGCGTTTATCCAACCACCACTTGAGTAGACTTTCATGGTGTCTGACGCTGTATCAAAATAAAGGTCACCCAAATCCAAACTTGAACCATCTGGGTCTTGCGTAGGTGGTGTTGCACTAGCACCTAAATATGTATTTGCGAAACTGTTTACTGAAGCAAGGTTTGAAGCAACAGTATTAACTGAAGCTATAGAACCACCAACATTATTTACGTTAGCTATTGAACCTGCAACTGTCGTTACGTTAGTATTGTTATTTGCAACTGAAGTTACATCAGAAGAAATACCTGCAACAGTCGTAACGTCTGCGTTTACTCCTGCTACTGTTGTAATGTTAGCATTGTTTCCTGCTACTGTGTTTACATTAGCAACATTAGTTGCAACTGTATTTACATTAGAAATATCTGTAGCCACAGTTCCTATATCTGTAGCATCATTAGCAACACTTGTTACATCTGCTGATATACCTGCAACTGTACTTACGTTAGCTGAAATACCTGCTACTGTAGAAATATCTGTATCATTACCTGCAACTGTAGTTACATCTGCATTTATTCCTGCAACAGTATTTACATTAGCAATATTTGTACCGACTGCATTTACATTTGCAATATTAGTTGCAACTGTATCAATCTCTGAAGTTGCTTCGTTTAAATCATTTGCAACAGTTTCTACTTCTGAAACTGCTTCAGCTAAATCATTAGCTACTGCAATAACATCATTAATGTTTGTTGCTACTGTGTTTACTGAAGCTATGTTTGTAGCTACTGTTGAAACATTAGTATCATTATTTGCTACTGTAGTTACATCAGAACTAATACCAGCAACTGCGGTTACATCACTACTAATACCTGCGACTGTAGTTATGTTTGGTAAATTTGTAGAAATAAATCCTTTTGTAACTGCATCACTATCATCAACAGGGCTTGCAAGATTTGTAATTCTTTTGTTATCAGCGTCCCATTGGTCAGTAGATGTACTTAAAGAAATTGTATTCTCAGTAATATCAATCGCTTCTTGGGCCATGTAGAAACTTTGGTTTCCATCTTGGTCAAGAGTAGCTTCAGTTAATGTAGAACCATCTTGGTAATCTACTAATCTAGAAGTTTGACTTGTACTTCTAGTAAATTTAATTACAGCACTAGCTGATGGTGCAGTTGTAAAAGTAATAGTTGATGAAGTTGTAAAACTATAATCTGTATTTAAAGTTTTAGTTACTCCATCTAAAGTGACAACAACATGAGCTTCTTCTATGTAAGGAAAAGTAACACTATAGTTTACTGTACTCCCGTCACCTGTGTATGTATCTATTGCAAATGCCATATTTTAATATAAACTCCTCGCTCCTTTATCTGGTAAACCAGAATTATCTCTTAAAAAGTTAAGTAATTGATTTATTCCATATAAGTTTTGATATGGAAGTATTCTCATTATCCTATTTAAATCTTGTTTACTAAAGTCATAATCAGAATTGAATAATGATTTTATAACTGAACCACCAATACCTAAAACTTTTTCTCCTAAGTCATAGGTTGGGTTTCCAGTTATCAAATTCATTTCTTGACCAGATGATCTAGTATTAAATCTGTATTCGGGTGCTATTTGGCCCAACACTAAATCCATAAACGGAGGCATTACTGAAGACCACCCCGCTCTTTGAAATGATGCTAAAGCAACTTTAGTATAATCACCTTTGTCACCTAATTTCTTTTTCAGATAAGCTTTCTTTTCGCTTGCACTCATACCTATTGTATTGAAGTGTGCTTGAGCTACATAAGCTGATCCTCCAACTAAACTTGTATACATAAACATAGAGAATGTTTGAAAATCACCCATAGCTACGTTATGTAAAAACTGTTTGTTCCAAGCAGTCATTATAAACTGTCTAAACTGAGACATAGATTTTCCGTATGCGTTATCAGAGAAAAATCTACTTGTGTCGCCAATCATGTTGTATTGGACTGCTCTTTTAGTATATCTATTAACTGCAATACCAAACTTCTTAACTAAATTTTGATCTTTAAAATTAACAAAATCAAAAGATAAAACTCTACGACCTAAAGCTGTCTTTTGTGTTACAACATTAGGACTATTAAATTCTTTTGCTAATGCTACTAAATCTTTATCAGTAAGACCTAATACTCTGTATCTATTTAATCTTCCTTTAGATATTTCATCTATTAAAGAACCTTTTTTAGAAACATCAATTAAATCTTCAGCTAGTCTATGAACAAATAATCTCATAGCTATTTTTCTTTGGTTGCTGTCTATACCAATTAAACCAGATAAATAACCTGTACCTTTTTCAAAAGCATTTTGTGCAGGTTTACTTATTAAACTTCTTTTAGATTGATCTAGTTGAGATACACCTCTATCTAAAACATCATAAGCTTGATATTGTCTATAAAGATAATCGTCACCATTTGAAGAACCAATAACTGCCATGTCTTTGTAAAACGTATCATTCATTTTACCATCTTGGGCATCACTTAATATTCTTCTAAAGAAAGGTACTTCATTTAATAAAGTTCTAAACCCTTGTTGAGAAACAGCTACACCATACTCAGGTAACTGTGCAATACCAACTTGGTTCAAAACTCTAACAAAGTTAAATCTTCTTAAATCTCTTAACCACTTGTTCATTCCAACAGTAGGATCTCCTGTTTCAGTAGATCTTCCCATTAGATTATTAAAGAAACTTTCAATGGTGTCTTTTTCTTCTTTAGCTATAAATTGACCACCAGCTTTTCTTTGGGCTACATTTTTTAATTCTTTAAAATCTTTAACAGCATCAGGATCTCTGTAGACATCATCAATGTCATTAAATAATTCGTTTTTATATTTTAACCAAGCATTTCTACTTTTAATACCTAATCTATCAGATAATGAATACCAACCTGCCATTTCATTAGTGTATGAATGCCAAAGTAAGTCTACATCATTTTCAAATATTTCATCTAATCTAACTCTTTGATTATTAATAACTGTTTCAAAGTTTTCATCTAGTCTTATTCTTTCTTTAAATCTACCAGAAGTTAAAACATTAATTTGATTTTTAAGACCATTAAACAAAGTATCTCTTTGTTCTTTAGTTAAATTAGAAAATACATCATCAATGTATTCTCTTAACATTTCTGGGTTTTTAATTCTGATTAATTGTTCAATATCAAAACCACCCATACGACTATTATATTTAGCCGCTTTAACAATAGTTTTTGCTAGAGCTCTTGCTTTAGTAATTTCTTTTTTAATATCTTTATCAGTTCTTTTAACAGCAGGATTATCTAATCTGTTTAAAAGAGGTTGTTGTTTTGTAATAGCTTGAGTAATTAATTCTTCTATACCATCTTCACCAATTCTTCTTTCTAGAGCCGCAAAACTTTCGTAGCTAATTTTTCTAGGGACATAAAATCTTCCTGTGTTGCCTGCTAAATCTTCAGCACCTTCAACACCAGATTCTTTTAACAACTTAGCCCATAGTTCAAAACCATCAGCATAAGCATTTGCCGCTTTAATTAAATTTGGATCTTTTAGTAATACTTCTTCTTGTGCACTAAGTTTTAATCTTTTTTCTTTTTTACTAAGAGCTATAATTACTCTTTTAGTATCGTGCATAAATCTTGTTTTATGACCAAACTGAAAGAAACCTCTAACACCACCAAAGCCTCTATCTTTTAAATAACCTTTCATAGCGTCACCTACGTTCGAATAAACTGTACTGTGAGCTCTCATGACAACTTGATCTCTAGTCATTTCAACTGTGCTGTCTTGTGTTGCCGCTTGGCCTGTCTTTTTATCTTTATAGCCAACAGGATCTTCCATAGACTTAAAGTTAAACAGTTTTACTTTTTTAGATAAAGAAGTACCTAATGTACCTGATCTAGTCATACTAAAACCAAAGAAAGGAATGTTTCTTAGTTTAGGAAAGAATAGTTCAACATTATCAATTAACGCTGTATCATTTAAATCTTTTTCAAGTTTCTTATTAGCTTTAGAATGCTTAACATTCTTAAATTTTGTTTTATTAGCTTTATCTGTAACTTCTAAACCATTCTCAACTAAGTCTTGTTTTTCTGTGGCTCTAGCTACATTTTTAAGAGATTTAGCTGTAAGGGCAGATATTCCCCCTCCAAGAGTACCACCTAAAGCTGATGCAATTAGTACATCATTTAGGCCCATTGTAGGATTATTAGCCGCTATTGGAGAGTATAAAGCACCTTCTAAAGTACCATAAGCTAAACCTTTTCTAACAAAGTTTTGTCTTCTAGTTAATCCCGTAAAGAATTGACCAGCTTTCATTACTTTACTTAAAGCCCCATAACCCGTTAAGTTAACAGGATCTAAAATAAAAGTACCAAACTGTAGAGCTATACCTTTCCAACCTAAAGAAGCTAACAGTTCAGCATTCTTTTGGTGTCTTGCCGCTTTTTCTCCAAGATATTTTAAATGCTCACTATTTAATGCACCAATTAAAGTATCTGCAAATTCTGGATTTAAATTATATTGTTTAATAACAGCATCAAATTCTTCTTTGTTATTCTTCATACTAAAACCATCTTCTTGAATAAAAGTTGGTGATGAAAATAATTCTATAGCATTAGAGAATACTGTATTTTCTTGAAGTGTAGCTTTTAGAATATTAGGAATTGTTCTTCCTTCTTCTATATACTTTTGTAATTCACTGTAGTTATAAGCTTGATCTAAAAACAAACCACGACTTACATTAGGTAATTCTGACCATAAGTATTTTTGTTTAGTAATATCTATAGGTGTAAACTTTCTTTTTTCTTCAGCTTCATGAGCTGTGTTTTCCATAATAGTACCATCAGGCATTTGATGGGTACCTTCTTTATCTAAAGGAATTTTTTTTTCTGATTCTAATAAATCTGCTTCTTTATTTCTTCTAGTTGGAAACTGATCTCCAAAGTTTCTTAAATTATTTAAAACAGCATTCCAATCACCACTTGCCGCTTGTTTTATAAAATTCATATCAGAACCATCTTTTCTTTTAAATCCAGTTCCGTGTTGAAATCCTACAGAAGTTAAAACTGTTTGTTGTGCTGGAGTAAGTTCTTCAAATGGTTTTACAGGATTGTGAGAGTTATAAGTTTTTATAACTTGATCAGAATACCAATTATGACTAGCTTGATCTATTTCTTTAACTTGTTGATCACTTAATTCAAAACCTTTAGATGCTTCTTCTGCATCTGCACCAGACATTCCAAAAAATTGAGATAAGATATTTGTAGTATCTTCAGAGATACCCATTTCAGAAAGCATATTTACATCTTTCTCTTTTAAATCAAAACCCGTTGCTACTGTAACACCTGAGTTTTCACTAGGTACATAAGCTTTCTTAACACCTTTACCTTCTAATTCTGAAATAAAGTTCCAATTAATATTTTTAGTCATTATGGTATCATCGCCTCTGTTTCTCTTAACATTTTCTCAGTTCTTTCATCTTTAAGTCTTTTAGCCTCGTCTTTAGCTACTCTTTCTTTATCTAATTTAATTTTTAGTTCAGCTTGCTTCTCTGCAACTCTTTCTTTAACAACGCTAATAGGTATTTCTAACCAAACTGTTTGGCCATTTTTATATTCAACAGTAGCAGGTATATCTAAAGAAGTTCCGTCTTGTTCTTTAAAATAAATAGTGTCTCGTACATCATCTACA